CAATTGCTTCATCGCGCATATCAAACCACAACTGAACCAAGTCCTGTCGAGGATGCTCGCGTGGTGTTCCAGTAAACCATTTTGGAGCCCATGGCTGTGTTGCCATCTCTGTATAATGAAGATGCCAGAATTCACCGATTTCAAGATTATCACCATCATGACAATTCCACCTAGAGTCTAATTCTTGAACGAGATCATCATTGCCGCTAAACATGTTTATATATCGAACGTGTGTTTCTGGAATATGCTTCTGTCGATAAATTGGTGATATGTATTGAGCAAGTTTGGCACAGTCAATAACCATTACACAAAATTCATGCCCACCAAATCTCTTGCCGCGCCGTGCTGCAATTGGCTTTCCATTCAACTCAGTTTCCCAAAGTTCTTGAATGTCACGAAAGTTGATCATATCTACATCTGTATAAATTGCGCGACCTACACTACCACATGCTTCTGGAATGGCCCATCGATATCCACTGAATGGTGTCGGCCACATGATTGTATTCCAACCTCCCCAAACACTAGTTTCATCATGTGACTGTCGCATCCATGTGATTTCGAGTGGTGCTTTGGTATTGTTTCGAAGACTATATTCGTATACCATTTCTGCCTCAGCATCTTCGCCGTTGGCAGAAGTTCCAATGAATAATCTAATTGGTTCCATTTAGTTTCCAGTTCTCCCATATCCAAGGGTAATAAAACATACACATGTGAGTTTCAGATAGTTGTTGATTAAGTTTCAAATACCGAGATTCTGCATTCTTTACGAATGGGTGGCACTGAACTACAATGTCGCCGATTCTTTTAATAAGTCCCGATGTATATAAACTGTCAATAACATCAAACTCATCGCCCTCAATGTTTATCTTCATCAAATCAATTTTATTAATACCAAGATTTGTCAAATATTTTGATATATCAACTATCTGTATAGTATCACCAGTTTCATTAGTTGTCAAGTGAATAGATGATCTCTGAGCAGATTCCTGGATATATGCTTCTCTATCTGAGTTACCTGCGCCATACTGATGAATATGAATTTTATCGATATTTTGATATCTTTCTCGCAAAAACTTGGCGTATTTGTCTACAGGTTCAAACGCATGAATGTTACATTTATACTTATGCCAAATCTTTTTAATATAATCACCTTGATACGCGCCTAGGTCTACAACTACACTATCTGGTGTAAGAGAAAAATCTATAAGACTGGAGTAAGCATTGTTGGATTTAAATGCCAAAATACTGTCTGATTGCACATCGTATATATTCATAATCAATTCTTTGCTATTCGCCTAGCCTCTACAATGTGTTTTGGAGTTCGGCGCCATTTACCTGAAATGTTCTCGTTGGCATAACTATCATCCTCAAGGACATTTCTGGCAAACTGTTCTTTCACTTCTGTCATATTACAGTCGCCGCGAGTCTTGTGAATGGATAGGATTATACGAGAATATTCAGACTTCCCGTGTGCCTCGACTTCGGCACTGAAGGTCTTGCTGCTACCCCAATAAGTCTTCCAGTCGCTTTCTGTTGTGGTTCGGCGCTTGGCTTTCTTGTTTGCTTTTCGTTTTGATTCGAAATATTTACGCCCAAGATACTTTCGACCTGTCTCGTTGTGGACGATAAGATAACAAAATCCTGCGGCACCGTTGATATCGTCATCGGTAAACTCAACTCCGTTGAATGTCCAAGGCGGTTCTGTATCCATACATTATATAGTTACTCGTCATCGACTTCTTCCTCATCATCAACATCGACGGTTATATCTTCACCACAGAATGGACAGTATGCTGCTTCATCTCCTACCATATCTTCTTCATATGTAAGCAGAAACTCCGATTCACAACAGTCGCAACAAATTTCGATTTTGATTCTACTCATTTGATGATTTGTCCTGTGCCCATACTTCACCCCAATCTCCTGATAATGCGCCCTTAGCATAGTCTGTCGCCCTATTTTCAAAGAAGTTGGTATGAGTCGGCGCGTTGATCATTTCCTCAACCCACGGAAGTGGATTCTTCTTTACTTTGAAAATGCCCTTCATACTCATAGAAATCAGGCGACGATCTGCAATATATCGAATATACTGCTTGACCTGATCAGAAGTAAGATCAGGCATACCCCCCATTGAGAACGCAAGGTCAATAAACTTATCTTCAAGTTCTACCATTTTAGTAGCGATTGTATATATCTTACCTTTTAGATCGTCATTCCAGATTTCGCGGTTCTCCTCAATATACGTGCGAAACAGCTTAATCATAGATTCAGCATGCATAGTTTCATCGACAATAGACCAGGTTACAATCTGGCCCATCCCCTTCATCATTCCGTGTCGCGGAAAGTTCAACAGCATAATGAACGAAGAAAACAACTGCATACCTTCAGTGAACGCCGAGAATGTCGCGATGTTTGTCGCGGTAGCTTCAAGTGAACCATCCTCTGCCGAAACTTCGAGGATATATTCGTGCTTCTCTCGCATTTCCGCATATGCTAGGAACTCATTATATGTCGATTCTGGCATACCAAGAGTTTCGATAAGATGCGAATATGCTGCGATGTGTAATGCTTCACGCGCCGCGAATCCGAGCAGCATCATTCGGATTTCTGGCTGAGGGAAGTGCGGAAGATAGTTCGTTACGTATCCGCCGGCAACATCAATGTCGCCTTGCGTGAAGAATCTAAAGATGTTCGTCAGGAAGTATTTTTGTTCTTCCGTGAGTTTGTTCTTCCAATCCTTAACATCTTCATTCATCGGCACTTCCGAATGCAGCCAATGGCTCTGTTCGTGCTTCAACCAAGCGTCATACGCCCAAGAGTAGTTGAATGGTTTGAAGTAGTGGCGCTCCTCTTTGAGATTATTCTTTCGCTTTATCATATTACCCCTCACACGCCAAGCAAATGTCACCCTCAGTAATTGCCTGTAGGTCAATTTCCTGAATGATGTTACGTTCAATCTTTTTAGATACTTTGTCAGCCTTAGCTAACTTCTCAGACCGGCAATAATACAAAGTTTTCAGCCCAAGTTTCCACGCCATAAAGTGGACAGCGTGGAGATACTTGATATGAGCGTTAGGCCTGAAGAATACATTGAGGCTTTGGGATTGGTCAATGAGCTTCTGCCGATCTGCTGCTAAGTCGATAATCCATCGCTGGTCAATTTCCATTGAAGTCTTGAATACGTCGCGGGTGTATTCATTGAGAAATTCTAGGTGCTGCGCCGAACCATCATTGGCAATGATTGAAGACCAAATCTCGTCATAATCGAGTTTATCGTTTTCGCTACACGCTTTCTTGACCAACTTATCTAGGTACTTATTCTTGTTTAGATAAGACCCAGAGAGTGTGTCTTGTCGATATGCGTTTGCTCGAAATGGTTCAATGGATGGAGAGGTGTTTCCCATAATAATAGACGAAGAAGCATTTGGCGCAATCGACATAAGATGACAGAACCTCTTGCCTGTGCCTACTGCATCCGGAGCCTCCCCCCGTTCTGCCCCAAGTTCCAGATTAGCCTTATCTAGGCCAGCGCGGATATGCTTGAACATCCGCATATTAGCAGATTTAGCAAGGACACTTTCCCACGGGATGTTCTGCTTCTGTAAATAAGCGTGAAACCCAAGGGCGCCGATGCCAATAGAGCGTTCACGTTTAGCAGAGTAGATGGCCCGCTTTACTGTTTTTGGTGCGTTGTCGATAAAATTCTGGAGTACATTATCAAGCATTTCGGCAACGTCGCGGAGAATCATTGGGTCATTCTTCCACTTATCGTAATATTCGATATTGAGTGAAGACAGGCAACACACGGCCGTACGGTCTTTATCTGTCGGAAGAACAATCTCAGAACATAGATTCGACTGTCTGATTTTTAGTCCAAGTTTCTTCTGAGATTCATTCATAAACCTATTCGAGGTATCGATGAAGTGTAGATAGGGCTCTCCCGTCTGCATTCGAAGTTCAATGATGCGCTGCCACAATTCTTTGGCCGAAATCGTTTCGCGAATCTTATCGTTGTGTGGATCCCGAAGATGCCAATCGTCATTTGCTTCTGGGTCGAGCATACACCGTTCGATGATATTCATAAAATCGTCGGTGATATTGATACCGTGATGAAGATTGAGGCATCGCACATTCTGGTCGCCAGTTCCACGGCGCATTTCCAAGAACATGGATATGTCTGGATGGCTGATGTCGAGATAGGCGGCATATGAGCCACGGCGGGTGCTGCCTTGCCGATAAGCAAGACAGCTTGCGTCATAAGTTCGTAGATGGGCCATAACACCAACAGACTTATCATCCGCCGAGCGAATACCTACGCCAATGCCGATTCCACCGCCGAGCATCGATAGCCAGTTGACTTCTGCTTGGCAGTCAACAAGCCCCTCGGCGGAATCAGATAGATATGGCAAGAAACAAGAAATAGGCAACCCACGGCTCGTTCTACCGTACGCAAGAACTGGCGTGGCATATGATAACCAATGTTTTGACGAATATTCGTAGAGACGTTGAGCGTGGTCCGGGTTACTCGCAAACGCAGAACTTACAAAAGCAAACCGTTCCTGTGGGGACTTTTCATCATCGCGCATATATGATTCGCGAAGTCGCTTTATACCAAGTTCATCAAACAGATTGTCTCGCGTGTAGTCTACCTTAACGCCGTGAACTATAGTATTATCTTTCGTCATTATTGTTATTTCCTCTTCGTATAAAACGCATTTCCCCAATTCGCCCAAGTCATATCCTTTTTTATCAGGACAAAATCTTTACTGATCAAAAAATCATTAACTTCAGCAAACAACGCGCAGTCTTGATATAATACATCATCATATACTTCAACAATTATATAATCAATATGTTTTAAAGTATTTTCGGCTCCTCTTAAAACATTCAACTCATATCCTTGAGTATCTATAATCAAAAAGTTACACGGTTCACACGAAGCAAATGTGTCAAGTGGATATTGTTGAACTGTGATACTAGTTTTAAAATCTATATGATGTCTGTCTTCTAATAGTTTAGTTGTCTTCAATATACTGCTTGAGTTTCCTTCATTTGATGCAATGTATAAAGTTACAGTATTTGTATTTGCTCCAATAGCGCACTCATGAACAGTTACATTTTCGTCAATAACATTATTACGAATATGATCACAATATTTAGGTATAGGTTCAAAGAAAACAATAGGAACGTTTAATGGCTCATAAGACGAATATTCTTGTCCAATATTCGCTCCTACATGAATTATTCCAGTTACTATCATATCGGACTTATAATAGTCTTTAAATGATGTAGATGCCATTAGATAGTCGCAATTAAAGGAAATATTGTTGCTATCTGTTTCGCACACTCTGTTGCTATATGCCTATGTTCCTTCTGCGTCTCTGATCCAGTTCGTAGTTGTATAAAATGCACCCAACTGCGTAGAGTTCCATTCATATACATTTTACTTACAGTCAATCCCTCTGGCAAAACGGCTCGTGCTTGTTCTTTTGCGATGCCGTTTTCGATAGCCCATTTGTATGTATCAGTGGCAAGATTACGAACAGCGGCCTGTTTTCTGCTCCAATTTGTTATGACATCATATAATGCTGGATTATCTTGAATACTTGGATCATTCTCAATATCAATTGAGTTCTGGCGATTCTTAGTGTCTTGAAGTCTCGCTTCTCGAATAACGAAATCTAAATCTTTTGTCGGGTCTGCATATCGTTGACTAAACTCCTGAAAGGAAAATGATCTATGGCGAAGTATTTGCCTAGCAATATCCCTTGTGGTAGTAATCTCTAGACATGCGCTAACCATCTCTAGAGGACTCCAGTGTTGGTGATCAACAAGATATTTTATTAGTTTATCAGATGTATCACTATTAAACTGGTTAGATGGGTTAGACACTCGCGCACAGAAAGCAATAAGATCCTGAACGTTCTCTAAATCTTCTTCAAATATTTCAGAAGGTTTAGAGTATGAGACTAACCGCACACAGTTTTGCTGACTTACTAACATTTTTTCCAATCTCTGATTGCGAGTTTCAACGGAAGAGACTTATGTGTATTTGTATATAGTATTGTTGAGATTTCTTCTTTTGTCTTACCAGACACTATTGCTTCGTTTATGTCTTTGTATTGCCAAGTTTTAGGCCATATTACCAATCTATATCCATAGTTAATCATTTTCTCCATAATATTAACAATTTGTTTATTTCTGGGTTCATTATCAAACACAAGGATTAACTGATCTTTTGTAAATAGATTTATCGCACGTTGCAGATCAGAGCCGCCGACTGCGAGCGCGTTGCTTACAAACATACTATCGAACGCACCTTCTACTACATATATATCTTTTGTCGTGTCTATGTCTTTTAGTCCATACATCATGGGAAACTCGCTAAGTCTTACATTGATGTATCGCTTCTTACTATTACCAAGAGCGCGCCCAGTCACGCCAGATAGACTACCCAGTTTATCGTAATATGGAACTATTAATCGTTCTTCAGATAATAGTCTATCTTTATATGCGGGATTGAGTTGTTCCAACATTCGCATATCTTTTGCGTAATATAAATCAACATATCTGTCTGTTGGAATCTTTCGCGATTTTACATATTCAATGACGCGATGATCTGCACTTAACTTATTTAATGATATAAGCCCAACACTTTCTAATGTAGAAGTGACGGTTGGTTGAATAACAGTCGATTCTGTTAGTGTAAAGATTACGTTTGATTGTTGCTGTTGTGAAAACTTTTCCAACTTATACGCTTTTCCAAGAGAAAGATCGATGTGATCTAATAACTTAGAAAATGAAGTTGATAACCCACAGTTATGACATTTAAATGCCAAATGATCTTTATTTTCATAAAGATAACCACGCGTTTTACTCTTATCTTTTTGTGAATCGCCACAGAAGGGACACCGAAAAACATAAAGTTTATCGTTCTTCTTCTTGAACCGATCTAACCGCAAAGATAAGAGACCCGCAAACTTATGATCTACCCACATGCTCATTATGTAATAATACCACAGTAGAATCAGATTGTCAAGACTAATGTAACAACTTTTCAATCATTGGCAACTTTGCCAGTAGGAAACCAATGGTTATTGCGCCACCAACGACCAAATATTTCCACTTTTCAAGTTTGTTTACTGTTTCTGATAGTTTATCTATCTTGGCAACAACTTCTTTTATGGAGTCTTTGATTTCTTGCTGCATCTCGTCTCGTGTCTGTGTTATTCGGTTTTGAACTATCTCATATTTATCCGAATTTTCACGCCTACGTTCTTCCATAAGTGTAATAAAATGTTTCGTCAATTCTTCTTGTTGTTCTAATCTAGTTTCATGAACAGCAAGCATTCGATTTATACCACCGGATACTTCAGTTAATTTTTCGATAGTGGTATCAAGCCGATCAAATAATCCACTAAACCGATCTATATCTCGTTTTAATATTTCTACATCGACCTTGACATCTGGCTCAGACATTACCATAATTTCCATTCAGATGATTTTGGTTCTTCTTTTGGAGATTCCATGTATGATTTATATCCAGCAACAACTGATTGTTGTTGTGCGATATATCGACGAAGTTCTGCGATACTGAGACTTAGATTTTGATAACCTTCTGGTGTAAGAGCAAAGAAAACTACTTGACCGCCAGTAGCTTCGACTTCCTTCATTTTTGATTCAAATGTCTCTTTCGTTATAACGATCCACTTGAAGTCGTATTGTTCTACGGGTTGAATTTCAGGAAATACTGGAGCAGGTCTATCTACAAGAACAGACTTTTCAATATACTTTGGACCAGTTGAACACGCTGATAACATCAATACAAATAAGATTAGTAAACTATTTCTCATTGTGTTTTCTTCTTGATTAGGTCTGGACAAATATTATTTGTTTTATCTTCGAGTTCAATAGGAGCGCCAGTTGAGATTTCATTACACCGAAGAGCATATTTTGTGCCGCGATTGATTCTGTCTTCAATAGCCTTTGGATCTTTTAATGATGTAGAAGTCATGCGCTTGGAATCAGCAGCACGAAACTTTTTATCAAGAGCACTCTTTTCTTTTTGAGCTTCTGACAGATTTTTTGATATCTGACTGTTAAGGTCGCGCATTCTTTCGACATCTTTTGTCTGTCGCTCAACTACCTTTTTTTCTGATTCTAATGCCGATTCAAGTTTAGCCTGTTGTTCATGTGCGGTTTCGATTTCAGCCTGAAGCATCTTCACATACATAACACCACCACCAATAAGTGATAGACCACACGCGACTATTGCTATTTTAAGTCCAAGCCCAAACATTAGTTTAATCCAACATTTCGTTTAAGAATACGGCGAAGCGTTTCAGGAGAAATCGGTTGCCCATATTTTTTCATTGGTCCCTTTGGGCCCATTTTTGGTTGGCGGTTGCTCCAGTGAATTGGATCTGATCCAGTACCAGCGACTGCAGACCCAGTTGCGTTTGCTGGGGCAGCGATATCTTCTATAAGTTTATTAAACTCATTATAGTCTTTCATATTGATATTGTCAATAGAATTATTAAACTGTTCCTGGAGATATGCTTGGTCAGTGACTAAGCGCGAATCCTGCTCACGAAGCAATAGAAGTGCGGCGGCATATGAGGCCAACTGAGTTTTGCCACCAGGAACCTTACCAAGAAGTCTTTTTAGATTGAATACCAAACGATCAAAATAGCCAACAGCTTTTCTTTCTTCCGAAGTCTCGGCTTTCTTTATTCGCTTTCCTTCTGCATCAATCAAACCAAGTTTATACGCGTCTGTCTGATCAAATGGAGTAGTCAGTCTCTTGAGAAACTGATATACCATAAAAATATCAACTACACCTTTGGCCATTAGCAGTTCCATTTCCTAAGTGATTTGTTTATTCTGGAATCTGGATCATTTGCAGTCTTAGCAGAAGTTAGTTTTCTTTTCATACCCGACATTCTAGCACAAAAAGATTTACGACGGTTAGCAGCTTTACTTCCTGGTTTAAGTTTAGATGGTTTTGTTGTTACTGCGGTTTGAAGTTTAGATCCTGGATTCTGGCGTCTATATGCCATTACACCAGCTCTGGTTAAGCCACCTTCGGGATTCTTATATTTTGCGTCTGACCAATCTTCTTTAATATCATCTTTCAAAACACAATTTGGAACCTTGCGCCCATTTTTCATCTTCATACCAACAGCAGTATAACCATCCCAACAATCATCGTTTAGTTCTTCTCTAGAGGCGTCAACTTCTGATACAAACTCTCTAAATCTTTTCATATCTTTCTAAGCCTCTCTACGATTCGATTGTCCATTGGAATGTCACTACCAACAATAATAAACCCCGGCGCACCAATATTAGTTATTCGCTCTGGCCAATATCCCAACATAACAAGAAATGGCTTTAGCATATGTAAATATTGTCTAAGTCTCAAACACAGTATTCGCGTCATGGCTTCATGATCAAATACATTATATAGAAGAATTAAATGGTTCAATATTAATCTCTCATTTATTACATCATCACGCTCATATCTTTTGAACATCTTAAGAATAAATTTTATGCGGCTCAAATCATCATGAAATTCCGATTCAGTTGTACATGTCGGGTTATCATAATACCGAGCCGCATAAATCACAAAGTTGTCATCAGATACATAAATCATATTTTATTTTAAAATGTGCTTAAAGCAACCCTCTTAAGTGTAGTTCTATTTACAGCAATATACAAGTGTGTGTTACTATAAAAAATCTGCCCAGTTTGATATCCCATTGCTAATGCGTTATTAGATGCTGGAGTTGAACGCACCGTTATAATTGCGTTATTAACCTTTAGCAGCCCATTAGATGTGATGTTCACATTTGCAGTAATAATAGTATTGCTACACACGATTGTAGTATTTGAGTTCATTCTTACGCGTGAGTCGAAGACCGTATTAGAAGGAACTGCCCCAAAGAAAGTTTTCAGTGTAATCTTCTTTGATGTTGGAGTTCCATTTGGATTGTCAATCACTAACAACAAGTCTTCCGAAGAAGGTGTTGTTAGTGCTGTCAATTGAGAAACTTTCTTATCTGCCATAGCAGTTCTCCTGTATCACAAATATTACTGGTTGTTTTTATGTCTCACTGAGAATGAAGTAATGCGAGAACCAGCGAAGTCCAATAGATTGTTTGAAACGGCACCAGTCACTACGAGATTTGCCGAATACACTATTCCCATTTCTGGATTATATAGAGGATTGCCTGTAACTGATAATGTCTGGGCATCAATCTTATATGTGCCAGCAGTTGAACCAGCGATCTTTCCTTGCAATGCTGGCATTGGAATAACGAGAGTGTTGTTTGCGTTATCGACTGTTGTTGCGGCCACGGTAGCACGAGCAACAGCAGCATTACCAGATGCAGTATTTGAGATAGTAATAGAAATCGTATTACCGCCCGCCTTAAACTTCATTGGTGTATTAAACACAATGTAAAGATTTGATGAAAGATTTGCTGTGATATATCCATTTGCGTTCAACTTAACATACATCTGAACAATATCTGGTTTGCCTAGATACGTGTTTGATGAGTTGTCGAAGCCATAACCTGGATTAGCAGCAACAATCACCTGATCTTTAATACGCACGGTACTGTGCGTATTCGTGTGAATATGCCGACGAACCCAACCAGCAGATGTTGCGATAACATTACGCTTCTCGGCCATTTCTGTAGAATCGCCCGCAACGAATGGTGCCTGATAACCTGCTGCGCGACCCGCGAGTGTATTTGCGCCAGCGGCTGATTGTGTTGATTCTCGACTAAAACCCCAAAGTGCCATTTAATTTCTCCTTATCGTTTTTCAAGTGAACTATTTCACTCTACTCAGCATAATATAAGACTTCATTCTATTTATAATGATTAATCGCCACGCTTCTTTGCGTATGAAGCAGCAAGTGCCATCTGAATGCGTTTTGCTTTAGATTTATCAGCAAACTTTGGATTTTTAGAATGAACAAAGTCTGAGATTACATCGGAAGTTGGTGTCTTGGCAGTGATTACTTCATCGACCTGCTCAACTTCTTCTTTCTTCATTCGAATTTTCTTGAAATCTGCAGATGTGATCTTACCCTTTGGCTCAGCGACATCAATCTTGTGCTGGTCGCCTCTTAGTGCTTCATCAATGCCTTTGCGACGAACCTTGAAGCCCGCAACAGTTGAACGCTCGGTGTGTTTACCAGCAAGAGCTCCATGAAATCCCTTTTCGTTTGAACCAAGCATTTTTAAGAATGCTTGCTTGTCTGGACCATAACTACCTGGGCCTTTACCTCCCATAACTTCTGCGTGTTTTGCTAATGCGGCATCGCGATGAGCAAGTGTGATATCAGACTTAGATCCATCAGCCCAACGAATAGTCTTAGATGATGTTGGTCGAATCTTACGCAACTGATTTAACACATTATCATCGCCAGAGTCTGCGCGTTCTTGGTTCACACGCGCTTCACTCAAAGATTCATGCATATTACCAGCTTCCATCTCTGCTTTATGTTGGTCTGCGTAGTGGCCGGCAGCTTCTCTACGAACTGTTGGCGAGAACATATGCCCATGCTCTTTTTTATATGATTTACTGGCCCGATCTGCGTGGTACTTCCAGAGCGTCTTAGCCTTTTCGTGATCATATGTGCCCTTCTTCCACTTCTTCTCCAGATTCTTTGCGACTGGAACGTAACTTGATTTGTATAGTTGTGAATTGTTATCGCCGTGGATCATTAGTTCGTGGGCGTCGTCTGACATAGCGGCTTCGGTAATATGCGCCGTATCACACTGACCGCAGCAATCAGGAGTACCGCATTGAGTGTGAGCTTCATTACCATGGTTCGCTTCCGCAAACATCGCGGGACGAATCGGAGGAGTCAAACCAGACCGCAATGCCCACTGAACTTCGGAGTCATACTGCTCGGATGTCATGGATTCGCCAAGTGCTGGCTTAACATCAACAGAATCCTTTTTACCTTTAATCGCAACTTTTGGTGAAGTATTAGTATTTTTATTGCCTTTCAACTTTGCGACACGCGCGGCTATTGCCCTACGACGAGCGGCTAAGAACCCATCGGTATTGTTTACCTTACCATCATTATTAATATCTTTATCTTCTTTACCGATTGGATCTGTCTTGGGAGTGGCCTTTGCCTTTACCTTTGAAGAAATTACCTTTGACATGCTCGAATCGTGTTTCATGGCTTGCATAACGGCGTCTAACAATGAATGTGTTACGCCGCGAGGTAGTTTATTGTTTTTCATTGTTATTTCTCCTTATTTGTCATTAGATAATCATGGACTGTGCCAATATAATCAGCGGCTTTTGTAATCTTACTTTGAACCCATGCGTCAAGTTGAGTATCATCTTTCAGCATTGAAGCCATAGCTTCTGCTTTAGTAGCAATAGAGCGAAGTTCTGCCATGGCCATTCCGCCCTCTTCATCTTTTTCTGTTTCTTCGCGAAGAACAACTGATTTAATCATATTTTCGAGTGAGCGGTAGTTTTTCATTTGTATTATCCTATTTGCTTTATTTGCTTATATTTACGCGCAAGTCTCTTACTTACAAGTTCGTCGCCTCTCTTGCGTTTTGCAACAAGTGCGTCATCTGCTGGAGTCACTTTATTGCCTTTGAAAATTCGAGAATGAGCCGCAGCTTGCGACCGACTGGCAGTTGAATATTGAATCATCTTGGGAATTGAAAGTTCATCGACTTTGCCTGTCGATTCTTTTACTTCACGATGCCCAGCAAGTGCCATACGAATCTGCTGAAATGTCTTTGGCGTTTTTAACGTATCGCGAGTTTCATCGACTTCCCATGACTTAGAAGCAGAGAACGGCGCGATATCAATATCTTCATATTGACCCGGAGTGTCTTTGGCATATTGTTTACGGAGTTTATCTGTGCCTTCTTCGCCCCCGCCGCCTTCTTCTGTGGCAAGTTTCTTTTTATTTGGAAACACAGAAGCGAGAGTTGGGCCCATTACACCAGCGCCAGTTGTCGCGTTCGCTCTAAACGGATTCTCTTCTGCGCCAGATGCCATACCAGCGATAGCACCGGCAAGCGCCTTGTCTTTCGTAACAGATTCAAAGGCATTACCAACTTTAGTGTGTTGCTTTTCACCTTTAAGTTTTGCTAACAAAATTTTTGTTTTGTCTGGCACACCCGTTGTCTCATCAGGAACACCTGAATTTTTTTTATCAAACTTATCTACATCACCATCAACATCTCTGTCGCGCATAGCAAGCGCATCTTTTACACCATGAGTTAGAGGCAATTTTGGATCAAGATGATGATACATCGATTTAGACATAACTTGTACATCTGTTGCGTGATGTGGAAAATGCCGCACTGTTGTTGGAATAGATTGTGATTTAATAGTGTCTGGCGGCACGACTGCTTCCCATAAGTCTGCGTCTACCGTATATCTTGCCATACCACCGTTAATGAAACTATTCACTCGATCAAATGCGTTTCTATTAGTCTCAAGACCTCGACTATACACCTCTTCGATGATGTCAAGTGAAATGCCGCTAGCCTCTGCCTTTTTCATAAGATTTTCAGCAATCTTATTATTTGATGTGACTCTCTTACGAGTTGCTATAATCTTCTGAGAAGCACGTTCGCGTTCTTGACGAATAGCAAGATTATCTCTTTCGGCATCTTGTTTCTTTGAAAGTGTATCGGTAGATTCTTTTTGAACATTCATTCGCATACGACTATAAATCTGTGGATCAGATGTAGATAGATTCAACAGTTTATCCATTAGTCCCATAATGCGAGCGCGAAGGTCTGGATTAGCAAGAGACCGAGTACCGTGCCGAAGAGCATTGCGATCTTGTGTGATTTGAGATTTATCTGAAAGACCTAACCGCAATAACATATCCACTTTAGGAGTTAAGCGACTTGCTGAATCGTCTGCGTCGTCTTCGTCAATTTTATTATATAACTTTTTTCGTGCTCCAACATGTGTAAGACTTAGTGGGTCTTTGTGTTGTTTTTCTAATGAAGTTTGTTTTGTTGGATCAATTTTTGTTGGATCAATAAAATCCATTTCTTTAGTTTCAAGAACAAACTCTTCGCCTGCCATAATAGGTTGCATATTACCCTGAGACGGAGATTTGCTGCCACGGGCCTTTGCGAGTCTGGCCATTTCTTTCTTGCGTACATTTGGTAGTAACCTTCTTGAAAGAGTACCTACGAGTGTTGCAAGTTTTGATCCATATCTACGATCCACTTGCTGATCAATAGCCATTTTCTGTGATCGTGATAGTTCATTATATTTCTGCCCTTGTGTGCCAGCAACCTTACGTTTAAGCGCAAGTAATGCGGCTTTTCGCGCACGGTATTGAAGTCTATCATTGGGCGCCATACGGTTTGCGCGAATCTTTCGCAACATAGCAAATCGTTTAGCCAGTCGGCGCATTCTCTGTCCGACTTTCAATCTTTCAGGAACAGAAAGAACACGAGATTCTTTAACATCATCGTCATCATGCTTTGGATCAAGATGTGGAGCAAGAATATCTAAAAAGAACGCATCGTCGGTGTGCGGATCTAAATCTTTATGGTCTATCGTATTAAGATGATTTTCAAGATCGCCAAGATCGAGTTTATCCTGCTCGAATAATAGGTCTTCAAACTGTTCGTCAAGTGTCATTAGTTTCTCCTATGAAAGGAATCGAATCTGATATAGTACGCCATCAATCAATGACGCAACATTATCGATTTCGTTTTGAATTTCTGAATCATCAGGCAACATAATACGAGAAGTTTCAACAAACTGCTTAAGTATGTCCATATATGTAAGAGCATCATCAACGGGCACTGTAGTAAATGTCATAGGCATATCACCGATAAGACCAAACTTACCCTGATATGATTCTACAATTGTGTCAATCAGTTCCGGAATACCAGTGTAATACATCTCAAGAGCTTTATGTGCGGCATAACTGCGTGTAGCCCAATGCATCATATGAGTAACTACAGCAGAATGAAGAAGTGTGCCAGCAAACTCACCCATCATTGGATATACCGTCTCTTCGGCGATTACATTTTCAAATGCTTCATTGATATCCATTGCCGTCTCCTCATTCGTAGTTTTCTTCATGCCGGTCTTAACATCATTGAACAGTTTGTCTGAATCTTTTCGGTTCTTTAATCCGCTACCTTTATGAAAGGAGTCGCGGTCATTATTCTTTACGTGTTCGCGTTGTGAACTACCAGATACTCCCTCAACGCCTTCTGCGTCTGGGTCGCGCTCGCCTGCGCTATGCATAGTGACACTTTTGAACTTGAAGTATCCATGTGGAGCCTTCTTACCATTATATTTACTGATTAGATTATGAAACTCTTTGTGTCTATCAGAACCAGCAACCATATGAAGATGCGTGACACCTTGGCTATGAAGACTCGATAGATGATGAAGAAGATTGGGATGCTCTGGCGATGATGCGGAGACATTGGTGCCAGGCGACAATTTTTTGATGTGCTTGATCTTTTGAGCAGCCGTCAATGGGTTCTTATTCGAATCTTGAGTGTGACTGGTGACAACCGAATGTGTCGCATTGTGTTCTGCTGCTACCGAATGGACTTTGTTCAGCAGTTTCAAATGCCCGGCAGTTGGAGGTGACATTCTTACAAACGCAGTCACATGATGCTTCTCTGCGTTCTCTGCGGCTTCAACGATTAGACGAAAGGTTTTCATTTCTTAAATGCGTCCCTCTTCGCTAGATTAGCCTTAGAGAACTCCTCACGATCAACAACCTTTAGGCCGTTGGCGACATAACCCTCGCCACCAGATTTCTTATCGCCAATTGAAGTCTCGAAAGGATGCTTAGACGATTTATCAAGACCACGGGCCAGATGATTAGTCGCTTGCTGCATATGATGGTGAATATCAAATGACCGCTGAAATGCTTTCTTGTTTTTCTCTACGTGAGCTAGAGCCGCAGTTTTAATTTGTGTCTTAGCGGCCTTGGTCTTTTCCATTTTGACGCCAGCAATTTGTTTATCGTGATGCGCCGCAAGATGCGCTTTGTATCCATCTACTGTTGGCTTGGTACCACCAGTTACCGTAGAGTTGACATATGTTCTCATATGAATTTCGTGACCAGCCAAATGACCATAGGTGTGGTCCTTCATTAGTTTCTCAGCCTCACCAATGTGATGCTGAACGGTCTTGTTATCTTCAGGATGAGGCTTGCGTTCGTCTTTATCCAATACGTGTTCTACCCGATGAACATCCGGATGACTACCAAACTCGTGTGTACTTGTAATTGGATGGGCTTCACGATTCGGACCTTTGAGTTCTGTATGAATAACAGTAGACACCTTAGACCGCTTGAGTTTCTGCCCCTCTTCTCCACTAAGTGGAGTGCTATATTTGATTGTGTTTGGAGTATGCGAAATCTTAGTCATGAATAGACCTCGTGCTTGGGTCGCTCATATATCCACCCTGATATTCGCCTGGGCGCTTGGGCAACACTTTATCCAAATGAGTATGAAGGAGTTTCAATGGATGAGCCAGATATGGCTTGTGGCCATGCTGCTTATCGATATCAGCGTGGGAGAAGTTATAATGTGACCCAGGGCCCTTGTATTTGACGCCAACTCGACCGTCTTTATCACGAATAGCCTGATATGACATTTTATCGTCAATCTTCCGGGTAACGGGAGTGCGACCAGCGGCTACGTCCTTGAGTGTCGTTAGAGCATGATGTGCTGCGTCTGCGCCATCAAATGACCGATCTGAGGGGTGCTCAATATGCTGAATACCATGGCCAGGTTTGGCTTTGGATTCATTGATGAATGATGTGAACCTTAACACTTATGCCTCCGAGTTTACCGTAGCCTTATCGAGCATTTCTATTTATACATCCACATTTTTCATTTTTTTCTTGACATTCCTGAAAAATGTGGTATAATAAACATGTTGTTTGTGCAGATACTATATTGTATAGAGAGTAGCATTTCTCATAGTGTTATTCCAAGCATATGATATAACGATCTCATTAACAACAGCTTGTACATCTGATTTCCAATAGGTAAGAAACTTATGAATCCTGGGTAGTTCTGGTACGATATCTTCAGTTTGCCAGATGTACTCATTGATGATCTGAGTATGAGGTATATAGTAAAATATATCCACGGTAACTATTTGTGGACGTAGGTACATTTCTTCAGTGATACAGGTTGATAGATTTTTCACCAAGGATCTCCGGATAACTTCATAGAAGAAGCTAGTTTTTGAGATTCGAACTTAAAACGAATTTTCATAATTTGATGAGTTCCAGCTTTAACGCCGATAGATTCGTTGCCAACTTTTTCAAATGTTATATTATTAGTTTTGATATGATCGATCTTTACGTTATCATTAGGGTTGGTAATAGATACAGTGTATCTTCCAGCAGTTCCCTGTCCAGTTACTTTTATGTATGGGGGATATATTTTTGATTTTTCGGCCGATTTGAAGTTCAACCAATCATCTAATATGTGCTGCTTTAGGAACTCTTGATCTGTAATTTTTTTATACTTCTTCAATAGCCCGTCTCTCAAAGCATTCAAGGCTAATGAACCCATTTCATCAACAGAATCCTGAATCTTCTTTGAAGAAGCTCTAATCTCAGTTTTTCTTTTTGAACTCGTTGTAGAAAATCTATGCTTCTTGACGATTCTACCAACGTATTCGTCAAGAACAGGTGAAAGCTCGATCTTCAATATTTTCTCAAGAGTTCCAATGCCAGGATTTTTGAATCCAATTTCTTTAGCTTTACCAGTAGACTTAGCTGATAGACCAAGAAACTTATCAGATCCTGCAGGTCCAGACTTGAATTGAAAAAGGATATCTGTAGGATTCTTAGAAGAATCTACTGTCTTTCGTGTAGCTCTTGTTAGATCGCCTGGTTTAGCAGTCCACCAACAATCAATAACTGGTTCTTTGTATCCGTTAACCTTGGCCCACTTAATAAACTCTTTGACCATCAGTTCAGCACGAGCGTCTTGATCTGCAATTTCCTTAACATCTTCTTTAGAAGTATAAGATTTGATATCAGTCTCTAGCTGCTGTCTCGCGGCAAGCCCGGCGCTAGAATTATATTTTGCGGGACTTCCGTGTTTGAAAACGGAAATTTCGTTGATTCTAGCTGCTACAGCGATTGAAATAGTCTTAGCCATTATCCATTATACCTTGTAATGCGGCCCGGGGGG